CTTCATCGAGCTCGGGTTGTAGGCTTGCCACTGATCCCGGCTGAACAGGTTCTGAGTGATGACCCCGGTCGTCGAGCCAATCGAGGTCAGCCCGTCCGGCGAAGCGAAGATCGCCCCGTCACCAGTTTCGACGATGGAGGTCTTGCTCGAGCAGGACTGCGGGATCAACAGCTTCGTCGAAGCCATTGCCGCCGGGTCGATGCCCTGGAACAGATAGGGGTAGCCAGTCGTTAGGACTGCAACAGTCTGTCCGTAGGTCGCGATGCCGACGATCTCCTCGTCCACGGGGTACTGGTGAGGCCATGCGTGTGGAAGGTTCGGCTCGGAGAAGTACAGGGTTTTCCCTACAAAGCCGACCGCAGCGCCGTTGGCCATCAGGCGCAGACCCTTCAGGCCGGCAGGAGGGCCAATCCAATCTTCAGATGGGAGAACCTCTCCAAGCTGCGACTGAGTCTTGTCGTCCACGTACGAGCTCGTTGCCACAGGAAGTTCAGCAACGAACTGCCACTGAGCTTGGTTGCCAACAGTCGAGGATCGGTAGATCCGTTGGAGCGTGATGTTGTAGGCACCGGTAGGTGAGCCAGGCAGAGCAACAGTCACAGCGGTGTCTGGCTTTATTGTGACCAGGCTGGAAGCCGCTGACGGAGGCCCCTCCTCCCCGTACGCCGAAACGTACGTGACTAGATACGCCCTGGTCTCAGGCGTGTCGCCGGTCGCCGGGGGCGTGGTGCCGGACAAAGTCGGAGCGCCAGGAGCGGGGATTCCGAGCTGATAGCTGGCGCGTGGATACGGCCCTGATCCGGCCTGGAGGATCAGGCTGTTCGGCGCGTAGCGCGGCACATTGTTGCCATCGGTCCAATACAGGCGGTCGTACTGATCCTGGGCAATCGGAGAGCGCATGACCTCCGTGTCTTGAGAAAACTCAAGCCAGTAGTTGGCCTCCGTCGTGCCAGTGCCATAGCGGTAGATTGTGGCTGGCGCCGAACCTTGGAGAGCCTGAAGCGTCGTCGAGCCCTTGAGTGGCGTAAGGGATCCAGAGACCAGCTTCACGTTGTTGGCCGTCTGTGCCTCAGAAGCCGACAGCAAGCGAGGACTGACGATCGGCTTCATGCCTCCAAATTGTTTAACGACAATTGCTGCCATGTGATCACCACAACTCTTTCCGCGCCCAGTAGTTCGCGCTGAACGGGTCGTTCTTGGTCGGGTTCCCGTTCTTGTCCTTGATCCCGGCCGAACGCGCCAGATAGTTCTCACGGCGCTTTTCATCGTGATGCTGGGTGTAGTCCTGCATCCCGCGCAGACCGAAGCGAACGAGCTTCACCTCGTCACCCTTCTTGGCCAGGACCATCTTCTTTTCTTTTGCGCCGGCAGGTGCGTTGACGGGCTTGTTGAAGCCAGGAAACTCGTGGCCCCGGTACTGGAGCTTGCCGCCTTCGCGCTTGATGTCTGATGCCTTCATTTGTCGATTCTCCTTGGTGTCACGACAAGAACAGAGCTCGCTCGTCCTTGCGTCGTTTGTCCAGACCAGGAAGAACCTTCCCAGCCGCTTTGTTCCACTCCAGCAGCCCATCGGCTGCGCCCTGATAGTCGCCCCGGTTGTACTTCATCCGGATGCTCGAGCGCTGGAGATTGCCCAGGCCCACGTTGAACGAGAACGAGGTCAAAGCATCGAGATGGCTCTGACGATCAAGCACAGCAGGACACAGTCGAACCACGCCTCGTTCAAAGCTCTCAAGGTCTTTTGCCAGAATGGCATCCACTTCCTCCATCGTCAGTTTTTTGTCCCAGCCAGCCGGGATGGCAAGCTCGAGACGCTTGTCGAACGGCACCTTGATGTGGTTGGGGTCGATCACATGACCAACCCCCACCGTCCATAGACGAGCCGGGCACCGGTAAGGGTTTACCCTTACACCTTCGTGGTGCTTGATCATCTCGATGGCCTTCTTGCTGATCATTTTCCGAAGGCTCGGCCACCGAAGTGGAAGGCGATGATTGAAGCGAAGAGCGCCGCAGTGTTGGAATCCCACAACATCTCGGCCAGGACCTGGAAGTCAACCTTGTGATAGAAGCCGTAGATGATCAGGCCCAGGTCGATGAAACACAGCAGGGAGAAGAAGCCCATGGTGATCAACGATCGGGTGGCGCCGCGCAGGTTCTTGACCCACAGGCTGGTGCCTTCGTTAAGGCTCTCGTCGTGCTTGTAGATCGCCTCGAGCTCCGCCTTCTGTGCGTCGATTACGGCGGTTTTCACCGTAGATTCTGCGGCGAATTTCTGGGCGTCTGTCTGGACCTTGAGCTCCTCGAGCTTGATCTCCTCGACCTTGGCTTGGGCGATGTAGCCACGCTCCATCATTTGCAGCTCACGCTCGGTCTGCATCTTGGCGAGCTCGAGCTCATGCGCCTTGTCTGCCCGGTCTTGGAAGAAGTCCAGCAGCTTGGGCAATCCGCCCATCAGGAACGATAAAAGGGTGGATAGAAGTGTCAGCATGCGGACTCCGTTATTTAAACCAGCC